GTTGCAGATGTAATCCGCGTCCCCCTTGACCTGCGCCATGGAGCGCCCGTTGCCCGTGACGATGGCGATGCGCTCTATGTCCGCCAGGGGGATGGTGGCTATGTACTTACTCATTGACTGCCTCCCATCACTCGGCCACAGCCGTCCACACGCCGTCGACAACCTTTAGGACTTTGCCGTTGTCGGCAGCGGTAACAGAGGGGAGGATTGCGTCAGGGGGGAGATATTTGCGGTGCAGCCGACTATCATCGTCAATCACATATACACAAAAACTTGATACATACCCTAAATCGCTACGGCTTAAAAAGTACGTTCCAACAGACGGAAAGGAGTTCCCCATCAAAACCTTTGTCGCATCAAGGCACACGACCACGTAATCAGAAAACAGTATATACCCGTCAAAATTAACAGACATGGCTGCGTCTTTGCCGGACACCTCCGTGATCGTGCCATTGTTGTTGAATGCGATATGTGCCGCTACAATGTTTTGGGGGTTATATGTACTGTTACTAACTTTGTAATACATCCCCATTGCGCTTTGTTTGCCGGTGGCATCCCCGTCCCAGGTTCTCGGGCCTAAAGGTACGGCGTAATGCGTCCTATTCTTAACGTAATCCGCCGCCGTGGGGTCGTTTTGGTTCCAGTCGGGCTGGACGCCGCCGCTCGGAGGGTCCGTCCAGGCCGTACCATCCGCAGTCTTGCTTAATACCTGCCCCTCCGTGCCGCCGGAAGGGACACCTACGCCAGCTGGGCCTTGAGGGCCGGTGTCTCCGGTGTCACCTTTTGGCCCCTGCGGCCCTTGGATGCCCTGCTCGCCCCGGTCGCCTTTGGGCCCTTGCAGTCCACGGGCCCCGGTATCGCCCTTTTCCCCTTGGGGCCCTACCTCGCCTCGCTCACCAGCAGGGCCTTGCAGCCCGGTTGCCCCCTGCGGTCCGGCTGCGCCCGTGTCACCCTTGGGTCCCTGGGGGCCAGGTTCACCCGTATCGCCTTTGGGGCCCTGCGGACCAGCCGGGCCCGTGATCGCTCCGGCCTCAATTATGTTGATGATCTGCTGATACACGCCTGGGGTCGGGGCCTGCGTGGACTCAGCCGGCTCAGCACCGCGTGCAATGCCGATCGGCTCCTGGGTATAGATGGTCGGTGTGGTAATGTCACCCGATATGCCATACACGCCCACCCGCAGGAGGGCGCCCGCAATCAGGCACTCGTGGGGGACCTGGCAGGCATCACCCGCAAGCAAAACCTCGCGGGAGGTAACGCGCCCGAAGGAGTCCGCCCGAAAGACTGCGGTCTTTGTATAGCCGTCCCAAGAGTCGTCAAATGCGAACTCCGCACGATACTTGTTTACCGTGCCGGAGACGAGTGTTTCTCTCTCCGTAAAGGCAATCATCTGGCCAACAACCTGTAGTTTCATGTGCACCTCCAAATCTTATAATGCGGCCGGTCCTCACCAAACAGCCAATACCTCAGCCAGTCGTCCAGGACCACGGCCACGACGGACAGCAGCACCCACGCCGCCGTAAACTGCGGGCAGATTTGCCCCATAAAGTTACCGGGCAAATTGGAGTAGTCCCAAATGCCCAGCCGCAGCCAGACGTTAAGGACCAGCCCCGCAACGAGCTCGGCCCATGTGACGATCAGCGCTCCGATGACGCCCTGTCTCCACAAGGGGATGCGCCATGGGATGTACTCGTTGATCGCCCCAATCAGCACAAACAGTAGGCCGCCCAGCAGGGCCATGGTCCAGTGCGTGTGCCCCCGCCAGATAAGCTCAATAACTGCGTAGATGGCCCCGCCTATGCCCATCAGCACCAGCGCCTTAACCCACCGCATTGAGGATCGCCTCCATGTTGGCCGCCAGATCGGCGGGCAGCTCCGCGCCGTAGGTGATGCCCTCCAGCTCGTCTGCCGTTGCTCTCCGGGCCCACGCCATCAGGTGGTTGCAGTAGGTCGTGTGGTACAGCTTATGGGCCGTGGCCGCCTCCCCCATGGCGATGATGTCCGCCGCCGGATAGATGGCGCACAGTTGCCCGTCCAGGTGGTAGGGGTAACCCTCTGCCCCCTGATTGACCGCGCCCACGGCGGTGGTAAGGTTGATCTGGTCCTCGTCTGTCAGGCTGATGTGGCCCGTGGTGGTCGATAAGGTCACGTCGCACCCGGCCACGATGGCAGCGTTGCAGGCGGTGGAAAGCTCGGACAGCTTGGAGGAGCGCAGGGCGGAGAGGTCTGGATCTTGCGCCAGAGTATTTGTCAAGATTAGAGCCGATTTGGAATCTTCCCTCCGTGCGTAATCTGCCACCGATACCGTGGTCAACAGATACCCATTATCCGCTAGCAATTCAATGGTCGCTCCAATGGTTTCAGGAGCATCTTCCGCCAAGTTGAAGCACACGCTCTGCGAGGTTACTCGATAAGCAGTACAGATGCAATCTTCATTTCCAGTTACTATTTTCATGTTTTCACCTCACATGAACCAACCGACAGTTCCCTTGGGCGGGTATCCGGTGCGTATTTTTGGATAACCTTGAACTGTTAGTATGATCGTTCCACCAGATAAGCTGGGTACGTAGGTCACATTGGCCGAATTATGCCCTGATGAGGACGCTGGACCATAATATAATTCCCCAGTATAGCGATTTGTGGATGGATTGTACTCCAAATATTGGCAAACGGAATACGTGCCGCTGGAAGATGAATTGGTGTACACTACACAGTATCCCGCACGAAGGATTATGATATTTGGTAATTTGGTAAAACCCGGCTCACATGTAACGTACAATTCTCCATCCTGACCCGGGACGGTAAACGAACTAATCTGACCCAGCTCGGCATTACCGCCGCCTCTGCGCACAATAAACCCTTCTGCCATATCATCGCACCACCTTAAGCTTGAAAGTGAATGCCACCGTTGGAGCACTCTCGTAACAGTACAATGTCACCGAATTTGTGTCAGCCACTACCCTCGTCAATCGGGCGTAAGCATCGCAGATTAGCAGGTCGGCATCAGCATCTCCTGTTAGCACTACATCCACAATTGGGGCGTCAGATGCAAGTATTCCAGATACGCTTACCGTTTGACTGTACCAGCCGTTGGTGCTATCATGCGCCCATCCCGCCACTGTGGTAGCGGCTGTATATGCCACGGTAGATGCCGCTCCCAGGTTGGTACGGGCCACCGCCGCGGTAGTCGCCCCCGTGCCGCCCTTGCTCACCGGCACCGTGGGCAGACGAGCTGAGTCCAACGTCCCGCTGTTGATGTCCCCCGCTGCGTGCTTGTGGGTCGCAGCCGCCGCGCCGATGGCCGTCAGCGTGATGGGATCGGACCCGCTGCTGCCGTGTGTGGATGCGTGGGCGGATGGCGCAAAAGAGGACGGCTTCCCGGTGATGGCGCTCCAGGCGTGACTGTGGGCGGCCGCCGCGTAAAGCTGGTCAAAATAGGTCTTCAGCACGGCCTTGATCCGGCTCCACAGCAGCCGCTTCGTCTTGCTGCCATCCGCGCTGTCCACCAGCGGGAGGCTGTCCCCATCCGCCGGTGTGGACTTGGCCGCATTGTCCTTCAGCGGGGGCTCGTAGTCCAGGTCCGGCAGCTGTTCCGCCGGAATCGTTCCGCCCTCCCCGAGAGAGGCTTTTCCATCCTCCAGCGCCTTCAGCGCGGCGTCAATGGCATCCATGTTGGGATTCATTGCCTGGGACGGATCGGCGTAGTCAGCGTCCTCGTATTTCTTCAGTTTATAGTTGGTCGTTTCTTTCATGAGATGGTCCCCCCTCGCACGTCGGCCCAGGTGCGGCTTTTCAGCTGGCCCCAGGTGTAGCCCTTCACATCGCCCCAGGTCCGGTAGATGATGACGTAATCGTAACCCAGATGGGCCGGTTTGATCTCTTCAATGGCGGCGGTCAGGTCGTCCAGGTTGGGCGGGATGCCCAGCGTTCCGGTAAATTTGATCTCGAAACGGTACTCTGCCGGGTATTCCAGCACGTCCACCGCCCCGTTGGAGAAGCTCTCCGCCACGTTCTGGATCATGGCCACGGTGGTGGCGCCCTGCCCCCTCAGCTTGGACAGGATGCGGGTGCGGCGGTATTCATCCGGCTTTTCCAGATCCGTCTCCAGCCCCAGGGACTTCTCCCAATAGGCCAGCCCCCAGGTCGCCTTGGAGACGTCAAGCTGGTCGATCAGCCCGCCCTCCGCCGTCCACAGCGCCTGCGTCTGCCGGTCCAGCGCGCCCTGAAGGGCAGACACCTGGGGACTCCTGGCGTAAAAATCCGGCAGATAGGCGATCAGCTCCCGGCTCATGTCAGGGTCACCTCCCCCAATGCCGGCACCTGCTCGGCCCCGATGCTCACGTTCCCCGTGCCGCCGTTCAGGGTCAGACTGGTAAAGTCCAGCACACCCGGCAGACTCAGCAGCAGGTAGGCCACCTGGTTGTACCGCAGGATGCTGGTCCGGAAGGCCAGCGTCTTGAGATAGGCGTCCAGCTCGGATGCAAAGACCGCCTTTACCTCGGGCAGGGTCGTACTGCCGTCCAGGGTGAGCTTGGCGGCGACGTGGATGGGCAGGCTTTGGGCGGCGGCCACCGTGACGGTGGCCCCAATGGGCCGTTCCTCTTCGATGTGGGCCGCCGCAGCCGCCACGATCTCCGAGGAGGCGGGCTCCATGTCGGCGTCCACCAGCACCACCTTCACCGTGCCCGCCCCATTCCAGAGCGGGAAGATCTTCGCGCCGCCCACGCCCGCCACCTCCATGGCCCACTGCTCATAGTGATAGGCATTGCCAGAGGTGGCCTGACGGCTGCGGAAGTCCCGGATGCGCTCGTACAGCGCCGCGTCGCTCTCCTGGTCCGTGCCGCCGGTGGCGGAAGCGTTGGTCCAGGCGGACAGAGCCGTCATAGTCGTCACCATCCGGGTGATGGCTCCGGCCTCCACGTTGTACGCGCTTCCGATCTCTGTGGCCTCCGCCGTGCCCGTGTCGCTCCCGCCGGTGAGCAGGACGTCCTCCAGCAGGGCAAATTCCAGCCCCTCCAGGGTGAGAAAAACCGTCCCCGCCGGTATCGTGGACCCTGCCGTGCCGGTCAGGGTCATGGTGCAGCGGGCCCTGGTGCCCGGCTTTCGCGTGATGCCGTATTTGGCCCCCTCCAGATCCAGATACCCGCCGGCGCTTTCATCCGGGAAGGCGATGGAGATCACCGCGTTCATGGCCTGGTAGACCTTCCAGATCTCCACCGCCGCCGGGCCCGCCATGGAGTCTAGAAAGCTCCCCTCCCGGGTCTCCAGACTGTCTCCCGCCTCGGCCAGGATGGCCGCCTTGATGCTCTCAGGTGTGATCGACTCAAACAACTGCGCTCACCTCTCTTGTGCCGTATACCGTGCGGACCGTGCAGGCGATGGACAGTGCGCCGTCGGCAAAATCCACCGTGACCGCATCTACGCCGCTGATGTATGGATTGATTTCCAGCGCCTCCCGCACATAGCGCTGGGCCTCTGCCTGCTTCAGCGCCTCGGTGTAGGGCTGGCCGATCAGGTTCTCCAGCTCTGTTCCAAAGGCCCAGGAGTAGATCTCATGCCGGAACCGCGGGGTGTGCAGGGCCAGCCAGGCCCACACCGCCACCGCCTCGGCCCCCTCTACCGTCACCGGCTCCCCCTGCCGGAATACCGGTAGGTTTCGCGCATAGTCCCATTGGACCTCCCGGCACAGCGGCAGCTCCGTCTCTACCGGGGCCGCCTCCGGCTGCACCACCGGAAAAAGCTCCAGGCTCATACGCTCACCGCCTTACATAGGATGATATAGCGCTGCGCCTCCTCGATGGGGAGCAGCACCACCAGGTCCCCCGCCTCCAGGCCATAGGGCAGCAACTCCGGCGCGGCCAGCAGGTCCTCCCGCTCCTGTGTGGTTCCTTCGGCCACCACCCGGCAAGGCTGTTCGGGGGCCTCTCGGCTGGGCCAGGAGCTCACCGTTCCAAGGCAGAGCCCTCCGGCCCCGCCGCCGTCTCCCTGCAAAGCCTTTGCCAGTTCCATGTATGGATTCCCTTCCATATCGTCCTCACAAACTCCATTCCGCTTCGCCCGCTCATTTGCGGGCGTCCGCTCCATTTCGTTGTTCGTCCTCTCCTCCGAAAGCCGATCCGCGGCTTCCCGGGGCGCCCCCTAAGCATCCGGCAGTTTCCCTGCCTCCCGCTCGTCCATGAGGCTGCGGAAATTAAGCACTAATTTTGTGGTGCACGTCCCACCCTTCCAGATGTGGGTGTCGCTGTCAATCCAGCACAGGCCGTACAGCCCTGTCACCGGTTCCTGAAGCACCACGCAGCTCCCGGAGATCAGGGCCGGATTGCCCCGCACCTGCACCGTGATCTTCTGCTCCGGGGCGTTGTCCTCCAGCAGCTTCCTCGCCTCGGCACTGGCGTCCTTTCCGCGGCTCTCCGTGATGGTGCTCTGAAACACCCCGTACCGGGTGACCGACGCCCCGTCCTGGACCGGGCCTCCCCTGGCCGTGCCGTTCTTGTCCAGGATCTGCACCCGGTTGACCAGGCGCTCGATGCTGTCCGTGGCGGTCAGGCTGATGAGGTTGGCTCCGGGCCGGATCACCAGGGTCTCATCCCCCTGCTTTTTCTCAATGACCTCCAGGGCCTCGCCCCGGAATCGCACCAGATACCGGCCCCCGGTGGCGGCGGCGGCCAGGGTGTAGGCCGTCTGGATGATCTGGTAGAGGCTCACGCCGGGGAAGTTCCGGCTGATTGCCTGCCCCGTCTGGGCCAGGCTTCCCACCGCGATCCCGAAGTCGGCCGCAACCCGCTTTGTAATGGCCTCCGGGGTCTGGTTGCGGAATTTGTAAGACGCCTGATTCCGCTTGAGGAACAGCCCCCGGTCCGCGCAGGAGATCTCCACGGTGTTGGACAGGGTATCCCGCTGCCGGGAGAAGACAAAGCCGTCAAAGAGCGGCTCACCGCCCCGGTAAAACTGGACCCGGCTGCCCGGCGGGCAATCTAGGGCAGGCAGCCGCCCGTCCTCGCTGCTGCACAGCAGCGGAAAGTCCAGGGTCCGGGCCGCCTGGTCATAGCTGCCGCCCCAGGTGAAGCTCTGGCACAGCGCCGTAGCCTCCCGCGTCCCGCCCCCCGGCGGCGTCAGCAGCAGTCTCAGGTCCTCACTGGCCACCGAGTATCCCTCCCCCGTTCAGGTGGGACTTCGCGGAATCGAACGCCTTCTTGAAGTCCGAGTGATTGGCGACCTGCACCGCGTCCTCCTTGGAGAGCTGCACCCTCCACCGCCGGTCGTTATCGTCGTAGCGGGTCTTGGTCGCCGTGGCTGCCTGCCGGGACCGGGACGGCGCGGCCGCCGCCGGCAGCTCCTCCCGGGCGGGTAGCCGCAGCACCTGGCCCGGATGGATGAGGTCCGGGTTGGCGATGCCGTTGGCCGCCGCCAGCCGGCCGTAGAGGGAAAAGTCCCCGTAAAACCGCCGGCAGATGGCGCCCAGGGTGTCCCCCGCCTGTACCGTATAGGTGTCCGACCGCTCCGGCTCCGCCTCGGCACTCCGGTTGGCGTTCCCGGTCTGGCTGGATTGCACCGTATCCGCCTCCAGCGCCCGATAGCCCCGCAGGGGTATGGTGCAGTACAGGTCTCCCGTGCCGTCCTGCTCCCGGTAGCGGATGGGGTCCAGGATCACCGCCGCGTTGACCGGCGTTCCGGACACCACGAAGCGGAGCACCGTCCCCGCGTCGCTCCACTTCTCCAGTTGCTCCAGATAGACCCATGGATTGGTTCCCGCCCCCGGCTGGAGGAAGGGATAGGCTTGGGCGGGAAGCAGGCACTCCAGCTCGGTGTCCAGCAGCACCGGCAGGCCGGGCAGATTCACGTCCCCCACCTGCTGCATGGAGATGCTGTTGGCCTTCCGGCCGTGCTCGATGTCATAGCCCTTTGGCGTCACCGGCAGCACCAGCTCCCGGCCCGTCTCCGTGTCCTTGAAAATGAATTGACGTGGCATAGCTTATCCCCCCAGTTGGACCGCACGGGCCACCTCGCGGGCCACCTTCTGCGCCACCCGGTCCTCCATAGCCGCGTCCGAACCATAGAAGCTGTTGCCGGTCACCGTTACCTGCACGGTTGGACCGCCCCGCTCTTCCGCCCGGGCCTGGGACGCCGTCAGCACCCGCTCCCCCTCGTGGAGCAGCGCCGGGAAGTTGTCGTAGGGCACCCGGTTCAGGCCCACGGCGAAGCTCCCCGGGTCTATGTCGAAGTAGCTGTTGTTGCCTCCGCCGCCAAAGGCCTCCCAGGCGTCTCGGATCGCGGTGGCCTTCTTGGCTAGCTCTATGCCGTCCGCGATCCCTGCGGCAACCCCCTTACTGAACCACTGTCCGCGCTCATAACCGGCGTCCCAGTAGTCCTCATTCATGGCAGTATCAGTCCGGATTCCATCCACCAGGGCCTTCTCCGCCGCCAGCGCCTCCTGGGCCCCGTCGCTGGCGTTATACTCATTCATGCCCTTTACTTTAGCCTGCATGAGGATGCGTCCCATCTCGGCGGCGTCGCCCGCCGCCTTGGCCTTCTGGTAGTCGCCCGTCTCCATGGCGTCGTCCACCGCTTTCCGGATGGACTCCTCCTTGGCGTTCTCCAGGCTGGCCTGCCAGGCCCCGATGGCCCGGTTGGCTTCCTCCTGGGCCTCTCCCCTTTTTCCGGACAGCCAATCGATCTGGTCCTGCAGACCCTTGTTCCGGGCCTCGTTGTAGCCCTCACCGTAGGCGTTCTGCATCTCCTGCTCCATGCCCTCCAGGGTGGAGCTCAGGCCGGAGAAGGTCCTGCTCTGCTCGCTCATGGAGCCCGCGAAGCTGTCCGTCAGGGCCTGCAGGATGATCTCCACGGCCTCCGTTCCGGCGATCTGCCCCTTGGAGATCATATCGTAGATCTCCCCCTGGCTCTTCCCCTTTGCCTCGGCCAGCATCCCCACCGCGCCGATGCCCCGGTCATTGAGAATGTTGAGGTATTCCAGGGTCGTTTTGTTGCTGGACCTCATGCGCCCCAGCGCCTGGGCTACCATGGACATGTCGCTGGTAGACATGCTGAGGGCCGCGCCGGCGTCTCCGATGGTCCGCAGGACCGTCTGGATGCTGTTGAAATCCTTCTCCAGACTCTTGTCGGTCTCGGGTCTGAAGCCGTAGGTGGCCAGGGTCTTGCTCATGGCCGTCAGGTCGTCGTAGAGGAACGGCGTGGTGTTCGCCATATCCACCAAACCTTTCAGGTAATCCTCCGCCACACCCCGGTCCTTGAACAGGGTGGAGAAAGAGATCCGGTCCGTTTCCCGCCTGGCCGCGATGGAGGAACCGCTGGTGATGTCGCTGTCCCGCTGGGCGAGCTGGCTTTCTGCTGCCTCCTGCACATAGCTCTTGAAGGCGTCGTCCTGTTTTTTAAGGTTCTGCGCAGCACCGCTAATTGCACCCAGCCCAGCGCCAGCCGCCGCTCCAATCGCTGTTCCGATTCCAGGGCCCAGTGCCATCGTGCCAATAGCGCTTCCTGAGATTGCAGATGACAGAGTGCTTGAAAAGATGGTCCCTGCAGCTTCACCGCCCCGACTGCTCACCAGTATATTTGCTCCCTGCTGGGCTATTTGCCCAACCATCTGGCCGATACCGCTGGTCACCAGCGCACTTACAACTCCGCTCACTCCCCCAAAACCGACCTGATTCCCTGTTTTTCGGAACGCCTCACCTGTTTTCTGCATTTGCTTCTCGGCATCCTTCGCGCCCTTCGTTACCAAGTCAAGATTACGCTTAATATTATCGTAATTTGCCTTTGCAAGTTGGGCTTTCAGGCCGTCTGCTTCATCTCCAGTAGCTTCAAACTGCTTTTCGAGTGCTTTGAGCTCTTTCAGTGCGGCATCCGCGTCCAATTTCAAACTGTATTTGTTTGCGTTAAGCTTGTGAAGGATATCCTCCATCTCATCAGCATCTTTGCTAAAAGATTTTGTTATCTGAGCCATGCTTTTGATCGCCGAGGAATATCGGTCCTGTGCGGAAATTGCGATTGATACATCCGGCATATTTGCTCACCTCGCTTGACTGCGCCGTTGATTGTGGTATAATAAAAAAAAGGGGGGATTCCATGTTGTCATTGATGATGGTTGTGGGCGCGGTCGGTGCCTGCATGCTGATCGCCGGTGTAGGGTATGGCTGCCGAAGTGGATTTTCCAGTGGAACACCCGGCTTCCGCTATTCCATCACTGGGCTTATCCTCCTTTTTGTCGGCTTTGGCCTTCCACTTCTTTGGCTTGCAATGCACATTTAATCTCGCCGCCCCGCTCCGGGGCGGCTTTTTCATGCCCGGGACCGCAGGAAGGGGCAGCCCTGCGGCGGGCCGTGCTCCGCCTCGTAGGACGCCAGCGCCAGGACCAGATCCCGCTCCCCGGGGGACATCCGGGCGTAGTCCCCCGGGGCCCAGCCCTTCACGCGGAAGAGCCAGTACACGAGACCCAGCTCCGGGT